ACTAAGGTGCTTTACTTGTTTATGTGCTTCGCTCCGGAGCACACCCTGTAGAGTATCAATGCTGAGCTCCAATACAGTTGCTTCATTTGCTGTTTTCGATTTAATTAGATATTGCTCTGCTTTGCGAGCGTGTAGGTTTTGCAACGTGTCGTTAGGAGCAGTCTTTGCGGCACGTTCGTGGTGCTTGATCGCAGCTTTGTACGTAGCAGTATCTGTGCTACCAGTTTGGATAAACTTGTCATGTTGAGCAGCAGCAGCAGAGTGTTTGTCGTAATTTTCTGCAACAGGTGGGGATACCTTTTCAGTTACTGCACCTGGGTGTAAACTACTCAACTGCAACTTCAAATGTTTGCCATTGCGGTCAATCACCTCAGCTATGTTACCGTGTATACGGTAGACTTTGACGTTACCTACCATTCCGTGATTGGCAACATCCCCTTCCTGAATATCCGGACTGTCTGAGAACTCTGTCACAGCACGTTCAACTAGCGGAGTTGCGTTGGGGGTAGAAAGTTTCATAATGGTACAAAGAGGCGATTGGGTATTTAGCATAAACTTTTTTTTCGCAGGTTCTGTGCAATAGCATAAATAAGGTTATACATTTTTCTACACAGGGTTTAAAATGAGCACATTATCACAAGTCGGTGGCGTTCCGGACATCGGAACCGGGTTTCTACAACCAAAACTATCGAACAAATGGAGAGTTAGTTTCCTAGGATTTGGCGATTTGGCCAACACGACTCCACTATCAATGCAAGCTAAAAGTATTGGCCGTCCTGAGTTGAAGTTTGAAGTCCAAAAGTTACATCGTTACAATTCTACAGCGAAAGTACTTGGCAAGCATGATATTGGTGATTTAACTTTAAAGCTAGATGACGATATCGGCGGATCCGTTGGTCGCATCGTTCAAGCTCAACTACAGTTACAACAGTCGATTATTGGCGCCGGCGCACCATTCCTCGCTTCTAGTCAAGAAGGTAGCTTGTACAAGTTTGCTACCATCCTTGATTTACTAAATGGTAATAGTCTTGTGTTAGAAACATGGACCTATGAAGGTTGTATGATTTCTCAATACAAAAGCAGCGAAGTAGATTACGCAAAATCTGATATTATGACAATCGATTTGACGATCTCAGTCGACCACATGTATCAAACTTTCCCTAACGCGGTTGCTAACAACATGGCACTAGGTGGTGTTGGTCTAAACGGATAACTCGCAGTATTGCATGAACAAAGGGGCTTTTAGCCCCTTTTTTATTGTCGTAAATAGTAGCAAACTACAGTATGTGCGATGGCAACTAAGAATATAAACGTCAAGAAGGGGAACGCAACGACAGTTGAGATGACTCCAGACCAAGTTAGGGAGTTCGCGAAGTGCGCTCGAGAACCTGTGTACTTCATTCAAACGTATTTGTACGTTCGACACCCTGTTACCGGCCGCACGCTATTCAGATTGTACGACTACCAAATCGAACTGATCCTCGCATATCACAATAACAAGGATGTTATTACACTGTTTCCTCGACAGTCTGGTAAGTCCGAAACAAGCTGCGCGTACTTGTTCTGGTTTAGCATCTTCCACAAAGACAAGACCGTTCTTATAACGAGTAATAAGCATAAAAACTCGAGCGAGATGATATCACGCATCAAGTACATGTATGAAAACCTTCCGGACTTTTTAAAACCCGGAGTAACCGACGATGGTTGGAATAAACTATCACTAAAATTCGAAACCGGTAGCCGGATCATATCAGATGCTACATCCGAAACGACTGGGCGAGGTGGGTCATTCTCCATTCTATACTGCGATGAAACCGCGTTCGTGCGGCCAATGATCCAGACAGAATTCTGGGCGTCTATTTCGCCTACACTAGCTACTGGTGGTAAATTGTTTATGACATCCACCCCCAACGGGGACTCCGACTTATTTGCAACACTGTGGCGTGGGGCTGTTGCAGACATTAACGGAATGACCCCACTCACAATCAAGTGGCACCAAGTACCTGGACGAGACGAAAACTTCAAGAAACGTGAAATTGCAAAGAATGGAATTCTCAAATGGGAGCAGGAGTTCGAATGTGTGATGGTGTCAAGTGATCCGTTGCTAATCGATAGCTTGAAAGCAATTAATTTGCAGACCCACGAACATAAATCTCAGGAACTTGGTGTAAAAATTTGGAAAGAATTTGAGAAGCAGCAAAAGGTTGTGTATGCACAACACGAGCCTAATTTGTGGCAACCACAAAACTTACACAACAATTGGCAAAATCCTGAACGTCATCACAAGGTCGAGTCACAGGATTATGCAAAACAGTGCATCGTAACGGTTGATCCGAGTAAAGGAGTTGGTAAGGATTTTACAGTAGTTGAAGTATTTGAGTACCCAAGCATGGAACAAATGATGGAACTTCGGTCTAATAAATCAAAAACTGGCGATATCTATATTGCTATCAAACGAATTTGGGAAAAGGCTGATGTTGCAGGTTGGCAAGTGTACTTTTCTGTCGAGAATAATGGAGTTGGTGAAGGTATTGTTACACTATTCGAAACCGACGAAGCCTTGCCTGAGAATGTTGAAATGGTATCCGAAGACGGTCAGATCGGATTGAACACCAGTAAACGATCAAAAGCGCAAGGGTGCAAGATTTTCAAGGAAATGGTCGAAAGTGGCAAGATGAAAATTAATAGCCGTGACTTAGTGCATGAAATCAAGAACTTTGTGTTAGTTGGAGGTTCGTACCAGGCGAAGGAAGGTATGACGGATGATTGTGTAATGTCGTCAATATTAGCGTGTAGAGTAGTTAAACAGTTGTCTGCCTTTGACGACAAGGCGTTTGACATGCTCTACTCCACTGAGGAAAGTGAAGAGAGCAAGCACGAGTTTGACGATGACGATTCTGATTTTGATGAAATGCCGATGGTGTTTTAACCCAATAAGCTACGTAGAAACTTAGTAACCTCTTTATCGAAGTATTTCTGAGCTACTTTATCTTCTTGCAGTGCTTCTGCAAGAGTTTGTACACGACGACCCTGTGCATCTTGTTGCAATGCTTCATATATCGATTCTGGCATTGCGTTCTGTGCAGACGGGGTAGCAACCAAGTCAATGCAAGAGCACTGGAAGTTCTTAACAACTCCGCCTTCCATTACGTCACCTGTACCACGAGACGATACTCCTAGACGGCCACCACCCTCGAGAATTTTAGCAGCGATCGATCCCATTGGAGTCTCAAGAATTTTGATACGGCCCACTGCGTTAGAGCCTTGCATTGCTAACGATTCGAACATATGAGAAACGTTCTTAAGTTCAATAGCGATACGGGAATCAAGCGGGTGGTCCAGTTCACCGAAGCATTGCTTATTCTTAACAGCTTCTTGGAGAGACTCAACTGCTTTAGCAATCTCTTGCACAGGGTAACGACGTTTGTTACGATTCTCAGCATCCCCCATCATACAGATACCATTTAGGTACCAGCTACGACGGCCTGTTGCTTCGTCAACGAACGATTCAGTAACAGTTTGGGATTGCTCTGGTGTGTAGAGCTCGTGCAAAAATGAAGTTTTCATATAACAAAATAGGGCAGTATATGCCCTATTTATATGTTATACTTCTGGAGCTGGTTCCTCAGCTGCTGGAGCCTCAGCTGCCGGAGCTTCTTCTCCCCCTTCTTCTCCCGCATTCTCGTCTGGTGGAATTTCAGTATCAAGGCTCAAATCACCGAGACCGCCGCCACCTGCATCAATTCCGCCACCACCACCTTCTGCGGCTGCATCAGGTTGATACAATTTCATTAACAGTTGTGGATCATCTACTGTAAGGTCTTTTTCTTCACGAAGTAAGCGTTCGTTTTCAGAGATTTCAGCTTCTGTCAACTGCAAGAATCGTTTCATCGCAAATCGTGGAGATAGTTGCGGAATGCCAGTTGTGCTCGCGAATACGTTTAACAAATCAGCATCCTTAGCTGCTTGACGATACGCTTCAAAGTTGGATGGTTCTGGTAGCTGTAAGTAGAACGCTTCATTATCGATACGGATACCAACGTTCTTCAAAAAGTATTTAAATTCTTGATCAAGCGTGTCGATTAGCCGGTCTTGCAGACGTTCGATAAACTTAGCAAAGCGCAGTTCTTGAATGAATGCGCCACCAGCTTTACCGTCGTTGACCACTGCAGGGCCATTTTGGCCATCACGTAACCACGACGAGGGAACACGCAAACCTTGACTGAGCTTATCAGCGAAATAATTCAAATCCTCTAACTGACCAAGATTTTGTCCACCTGGTAGAATTTCGATCTTACTTCCCTTACCTTCTGCACCAGTAGCAAGGAAAAAGTCTTCCATCATATCCTGTGGATCGTATACCGTATCAACTGTAGATCCGTTCCCATCACCACTTAGTGCGGGAATCTTACGCTGACGCATTTCAAGCTTAACCTGCTCGAGATATTGCTTACGACGATTTGGCGGCATGCGACCGACATCGATGTAGAATACGCGCTTTTCTGGAGCACGTTGCACACGGTAAATAATGATCGAGTCCTCAATCAGCTTCTTTTGCTGATACGCACGATAAACCGATGCGAGGATCGACTTACCAAATGGAGCAGAATCACTCATGTCATTATTCAACGTGAACCGAATGATTTTAGCAACAGGCTTGATAACAAGCTCTTGTTGCTTCACGCCAACGTTGTAACCAGCGTGTTGCGCATTTTTATAACCTTCGTTAACAACAAATCCAAGCACTTGTGATGCATTGTTTTCATTGACGTATGCACCAGTCACCTGCTTTGGCGGAATGTAATCCCACTTACTGAATGGTTCGGGTTTGTTGAAGAACACGTCTCCGTACTTGACAAGCTGACGAGCAATATCAAACAGTTTAGAGTCTAAACCTTGACTCTTTTTCCACCGACCGAGTGCAGTGTGCAACGTAACATGTTCAGCTTCTGTGAGCGAGTCGTTCTCTACGTCTAGTGTGATAAGAGCATCGCCACGGCCGTTTGACATTTCTTCTGCAATAATATCAAGCGCTCGTGACACCTCAATATCAGCATCCATTAGATCATATTCTGCGTACTTTGCAGTACGATTGCCTGATCCGGTCACGATGTTTGAATACCAACCGGTGATGTTTCCAACAGCAACGCTATCGAATACGACATTGTCTGTAATTTCTGCTGGGGTCGGATCAGCATTGATGAGTTTAAAGTACCCTGCGAACTTTGCTGTTTTTGCCATTAGAGATGGGATTCTTTGACTTTAATATCACAGTATTTAGGGCGTGTAGTCAACAGCTACACAAAAGTTATGCCCCTTGTGTTACCGGTGCTTGAGAAAACGCAGAAGATGATAGTGCAGTATTAGTGGCAGTATATCGCAACACGTTGAGATATTTTTGACGCATATCATGGCTCGCTGACGGATCGGAAGCATCAAAGAATGCGATCCCTTTCTGATAGAAGGTGCGTTGCAACGCTTCAATAGAGGTTTGAGCCGCTATGGGCGGAGAAGCTGCAGGACTAGGCTCCGAGATGCCTTTGTTTAAATCAGCAGTTTTATTCGGCTTGAGGTATATGGATGTACTGAGTGGATCAAAATCGCGGTCCGGCTTCGATGCAATCCCGAATCCTCCGCCCGATGGAGCAATACCAGCAGTTTTATTCGGCTTGAGGTATATGGATGTACTGAGTGGATCAAAATCGCGGTCCGGCTTC